AACGGGAATCCACGTACTGTTTCGTCGCTGCCTGCAAACTGAGAGTAGGATCTGCCGGAAGCGTCAGCGGGCCGGTCATTGCAACCGATCCGTCTTTTTTCACGAACGCCTGCCCGTTGACCCAGCTTTGCGAGGCCAGCACTACAGCCGGATCAATGAGAAGCGTCACCGCGCTCGCGTTGCTCACCTGCATGACGATGCGAACGATGAGGTCGCGGGCCGATCCCGAGGACAAGAGAGGCTTGAACGTGTCGGGGAAATTCGCCACCGCGAACAGGTTTCCCGCCGCGTCTTTGATGCCCGCCTCTCGGATGGTCCATCCGCCAACGCTGGAGGAAATGACGCCTTCCGCAACGATGTAATTCGGGTTCGATCCGTCCACCGTGACGGAGTTCAGCCCCACGGAATACACCTGATTCACAAGCGCCGTTTGAGAGCTGGTCGGGGTCGTTGCCGAGCCTCCGCCATCTCCGACGATGAGCGTGGAGAGTTGAACCGAAGTGCTGTTGGCTATCGCAGTTGCGAGAGCCGCGAGCCCGTAATTTGTCAGGATTGCTTGATAAGCCATAAATTAAGCGTGGTTAGAGCGGAGGCAGCGGAGTGTTACCTTGCGACAGCCAGACAAGATATTGCTGGTAATCCAAATTGGCGGGATCAAACGGGATAAATGCCCCGTCTGAAATCCGATGCACGTAAGCGTTGCTGGTGCTGCCGTCGATGTTTTTGATTTGCCGGTACATATTTTAGAGCTCGCAAGTGTATTCGATATAACCCGAACCGTTTGTATAGATTGCGACAAGGCCGGAACCCGTCGCCGTGATGTACCCAAACCCGCCCGATTTGTTTGGTTGGAGTGTTGGCGTAGTAGTGGTCGCATTGACAGCGGTCCACGTTCCTTTGGCCGTCGCAGTCGGAGAAGCGCGAAATTGAACGGGTGAAACGCTGGTCACGCCAAGCGTGCCGCCTGCGGTCTGGTAGCCGTAGCAAGTGCCTTCACCGTAGGTCGCAGACGAATCCCCGACGCGGTAATATCTGTAGCAAAGCGCCTGAAGCACTTGGTACGGAATGCGCTCGAACGGTGTCGCCACCGATCCGACTTCAAGCTGTACGTCTCCAATCGTGAGCGTCTGCGATGCCAGCAACGCGCCCCCGGTGAGCACCAATTCAAGGCCGGTCGTTGCACCGGACGGGACCGAAATCTGGACGCTGTAAGTTGCTTCCGTCGATGTGATCGTAAACGAACCGCTGTTGATGGAGGTCCGCGTCGGACTCGCCAGCGTTCCAAAAGTGTCGGTCGTGTTGGCGTAATAGAGCGCCCAGTTCAGTGTCGTGAGCGACGAGGAAGACGCTTTGAGTGAAAGTGTTACGGTCTGCCCTGCAAGGTCGCGGCAGTTAATCGCCTCGATGCGTTGGCCGATGCCCACGCCGGTCACTGAGGCCGCGCCCGTGAATTTGTAACGGTTCAGGCTGGATACAACTACTTGCTGCCCAGTTACGTTTGCGCCCGTGCAATAGGCATAAAAACGGTCTGCCGTGTACGCAAGCGCCGCGCCCGCAGTGAGCGTTTGCGCTGCCCCTGCGTTGCGCTGGTCCAGCCGAAAGTCACCGTTGATGATGCGGTTACGGAACCCGACCCCGTACCCGAGCGCCTTCACGAACGCCGTGGTCGCGAGCAACGTGGAATTGTCCGTCACTGCCGGTGTTGGCGCTGCCGGTGTGCCCGTGAACGTCGGAGACGCCAGTGGAGCTCGGGTCGTGTCGGTCGGGTGAACGTGGTCTTCCTTGGCCCATTTTGTGCCGGTGCCAACCGCCGCCGTGCCGCTCATCAAAGGCGTTGCGGTCCCGATTGCCGCCTGCACGCGAGCGTCAGCGCGGGCGTTGGTAAAATACAGGTTGACCGAGCCCTCTGTCACCGAGTCCGAGGAGCCGGGCGAGGGTGAAATTTCAACGTAAGCCGAACCTGACCACCGGTAAATTTTGCCGTTGGAGTCGTCCACGTAAATAATGCCCGTGGAACCCGTGCCGGGGAACGATGCGAAGTTGGTGAATTCCAACACGTCGTCGACGTACGAAGGCAGATAGGTCGATGCGATTTTCGATCCCGAGTCCAACGGGCAAACGCCACTTGCAACGCCCTTCTGCGCTGAAATGCGGGCGTCCGTGTTCGTGTTGAAATCGCTGAGGTCCGCCGTGCTGGTGGACTTCAAAAGGCCACGGGTGATTTTCTTGTTCGCGCCGCTTTGGACAATCTCCAATAGGTCAGCATCGTTTACGCTAACGGCTGGGCTGTAGTCTGAAATCTTTTGGTCGGCCATATTACGATTCTAGTAAGCGTTTTCCGCCCGATTCTGTGAGGCGATACCCGCCCGATTCCGTGAGGCGTGCTGGTGCTTGCGGTGGGCTGATTTTCAAAGTCTCATAGATATGGAGCGCCATCGCAAATGTGAGCGGGTTGGACGTGATTAAGTCGGTCACGATGTAAGGCCAAACGGAACAAACGTCCCCGAGCAACCCCGCGCACCCAACGAAGATTCCAGCCGATGTTTTGCGCATGGCCTGCACGCCGATAAGCCACGAACGCACGTTTTTCACCCGCAACGCAATCTGTTGCGCCCGCGAATAATCGAGCGTGGAAATATCCATTGGCACGTCGTGCCCCGCGTCGATTTTGATCCGGAACTGGTACGGGAGCGAAGGCGGTTCCTCCACTTCGATGTCATAGTTCAAAGGCCGCAACGCCGCTTTCATTGCGCCGATTGTGCCCTTATGCCGATGCACTTCAACCGATGCCGCGATAACGTCTCGCTTCTGCTGCTCGGTCCAAGAACTGTCCCAATCGTCCACGGACATTGCCCACGCAAGCCAAGGGAGGACGGCAACGGGGCACGTCTGCGGATTCCAGAGCGAAGCGTTCGGGACAGCAATTCCATTGACGCGATCCGCTGCCACGTTGGCAAGGGCTCGCTCCTGCGATGTTGCATTAGGTGGAAGCAAGTCGGTCATGTTGCCAAAGCCGTAGTCACGGTGATTCCCGTACAGAAAGCCGCCTGCGTGTTTGAAACAATGAGGTCGCCAGTGATGGACCCGCCAGTTGCCTGAAGCTCCACGTGTTCGACGCCGGATACCTGAGCCGCCGCGTAAATGGCGCTGAGCCGAATGTCCTGCCCAATTTTGTGCGCTGCCGTGCAATACGCCTGCACTGCCGTTTGAGCGGTTGCTGCAATCACTGCGGGGTCTGGCCCTGAATACATGAAGAGCTTGACCGCGAGCGTATAGGTCAGAATCGAGGCACTCTGGACATAAACAAGGTCCGTCAGAGGGCGCACGCTGTCCGCATTCAATTCGGTTTGAACAGATGAAATCTCCGCGCTCGACGCGCTGCCCTGTCCGGTGCTGGAAAGAATTGTAACCCGCACGGTTCCGGGGGCCGTGTCCGGTGGACCAGCAACCGCCACGTCTTTGATCGTGGCAGTTTTTAGAGCGTGATAAATGTAAGCTCCTTCTGGTCCTGCCGTGGACAAGCCTTCCAAAGCCAAAGTGATACGATACCGGAGAGAAGCGTCCGTTTCATAAGTGGGATCGACTGGAGGAAATGCGTTCGGGTCGCCCGGATCAAGCGTGAGCCGAGTAACGCCAAACAGCGCCCCCAAGTTTTCGAGGTCGGTGCCGATTGCATAGGTCAGCAAAACCGCTTTTGCCGCGTCGTTTACGCGCTGCCGAATGAGCATTTCGCGGTAAGCAAACACCTCAAGAATCTTATAGGCCGGATCTGATTCCACGAGCGCCGTGAAAGCGGAATCATAAGATTGCAAAGACGCGAGCGCCTCGGAAACGATGGTTTCAAAGTCCAGCGTTTCCACCACCCTCGGGGCAGGGATTCCTGTGAGATCGACGGGAGAAAAAGAGCCGCTCATATCACAATGCCTTCGACCGTAATGGGTGCGCCAGTGCTGGTTTCAACCGCTTCCAAATCCAGCACGACAGAGCCCGGCAAAGCCTGAGCGATTTGAACCCGCGTAACGTCAATGCGTGGTTCCCACCGTTTAAGCGCCTCAACCGTGGCCGCGTATAGCTGCACGATGGTTCCGCGATTGAGTGGCGCGTCTATCAATTCAAACAGCCGGGAGCCATAGTCGCGCCGCTGCACTCGAGCGCCGATGGGCGTCGTAAGGATGTCCCGGATGGACTGTTTGAGGTGGTCCAGCCCGCTGAGAGCTTTCCCTGTTGTGGCGTCAATTCCGCGCATTGGGGGGAATTAAACGCCCCCCAACGCTTGCGGTCTTGTGCGTTTTCTTCCGTCCTAAACGACGGGAGCCGCGCCGGTCGCTGTCGGAAGCTGAATGAACAGCTTACAGAGAGACTGAGGCCGCGTTTTGCGTTCGACTTCGTACCCTTCGCGCCCGCCGTCGTTGTTGGTGTTCCCTTCAATGGTCGAAAGCGAGCCGTTGGGGAGGACAGCTTCCACAATTCCGATGTGCGAAAACGTAAACACCACGATGCAATTCGGGGCTGGCTGCTGGCAGACGTGGAGGCCGTTGGCGTGTGCCCAGTCTGGAAATTCGGACACCGCCGCAATTCGGGGCGCGTTGAGCTTTACCCCATTGGCCGCAATCCACTGCTGCACCCAGTAAGAAACCGCCGCCGCGCACCACGGCCAGCCGTCGCCGTCGAGGGTGGTGGCTCTGAGGAATTTTTCGATCTGCGGCCCTTTGTTCGAGCCCCGTGGAGATTCGCCTTGTCCGATGTCCTTTGCTGCAATGCTGCTGAGTGTGGTTGTCATAATCCTTTTGGTTAGTGTGGAGTTGCCGTGTTGCTTCCGCCCGATTGAACGCCGCCGTGGACGTGGCCCTTGAGCGAAATGGTGCCCGCGACGTGATCGCCGGTCGAAGTAATCGCGCCGGTCTGCGTAATGTTTCCGGTCTGCGTGATATTCCCGTTGAAGGTCGCGTTTGTTGCGCCCCCGCTCGTGTTGTTTGCTGAAATCGAACCAGCGGCCAGCACGAGACTAGGCGTGTTGAGCGTTATGCTGCCGTCTTGAATTACGATGGAGGATGAACCGCACGAGAGCGTGAGCGTTCCGCCCGCTGGCACCGCGACAGAAAGAGCCTTGCTGGCTTTGTTCTGCGTGATCGTTGTGCCGTCTCCAAACACCGTTTTAGTGGTGTCGCCGTCTGAGCCGGGAGCCGGATTGGCATCGTAATTGATAGAGCCCGGAAGGATAAACCCAGCGCCCAAATCACCCGATGGGCTGAGGATTGCCACCTGTTCACCAACGGCTGGCGGATTCCAGTCTTTTGTCGAACCGGCCCGCCCCGTCATCCAAGGAATCCACCGGGTTTTGTTCCCGCCAAAAGTCACGCGCACGCGGACGTTGGCGTAATCCACCTCGGCAACCTTGCCCACGCGAACAAGGTTTGCGATTCTGCGAGTTGCATCGGCAAGCTCTGCGCTCATGTCAACGGCTGGTAGTCGGGCAGATAATTCGGCCCCGTTTTCAAGTTTGGCTCTGTGTCAGCCGAGCCGAATGGCTGCGTTGGGACAGGATCGCTACTTGGCCAAATGTCGTTTCCTAAAAGCGCCTCGTGCGTCCATTCCACGCGGAGCACTTCGTATTCCTTGTTTCCCTCCTGCCGAAAGTGATCGGGCCGAGCGTCCACGAATTGAGCCGCGCCGACAGCCTGCCCCCACCGCTTTAGGTTGAGGAATGCCACTAGGGAAGCCGCCAAAGTGCGCACGGCAAGCTTTTGCCCGTCGTGATAGCTGCCCACGCAATGAGCGGCAAAGCGGAGCGTCACGGGCACCTGCTCGGTTCCGGTTTGAAATGGAGATTCTCCGTCGATGCTGTCTAGCTCGACAAACACGGAAGGCGTTTCCACCTTTTCTCCGGGGCGCGGATAATAGTCCACCGACGCAAGCGATGGAAACTGCGTCTGGATCGCTGAAACGATAGCCGCGTGAAGGGCTGCAATGTCTACGTGTGGATTGTCGCTCATGCTCCTAGAATGGCTTGCGAGGTTCCCGCGCCTTTGCCAGTCAGCGCGTCGAGTTGTTCAAAAAGCATTTGCTGAAACATGCGAGCCGCTTCGAGCGCAACGGTTGCAAGCACCGCTTCTGCAGAACCTACAATCTCGTATTTGACAAGCTCCAATGGGAGCGGCGCTTTTGTTTTGCGTCGAAACACGTGCCCTTTCAGTTTTTGAGAAATAAACGCGCCGGGAAAATAACCCGCTGGCGAGGAAACCCCGCCTTTGGTTTGCGTTGCACCTGCCCATTTCACCGCCACATCGTTGAGCCCAAACCAAACAGAGCCGCGCATGTTGCCGTCTTTGTTTTGAAAGCGGAACTTAAACCGCGTGGCCGTTCTGAGTTGCTTGACCGAAAGCTTTGCGACGACTGCAAGCCTCTTTGACCCTTCGCGTTCGGCCCAGCGCCCCACCTTTGTCGTGGCTGCTTTTGCTGCTGCCTGCACTTGCTCTGGAAGCAATCCGAGGAGGTCTTGAGCGCGTGAAAAGTCGCCTTCCCCGAGCACCTCAAAGAGCCCGTTGGAAGCATCGAACTTGAAAGCCTCAATTCCTTTTGCCATGCGCCTTATTCATGCCCGAGCGTGATCGTGGCGAGCCCGGTTCCTTCCGGCTGAAGCTGAATTGTCGAAAACTCGCCGCTGAAGTGCTGCGAGGTCACCGACACCGCCGTTCCCCTTGGGATGTCCCGAACGTCCGACCACTTGGCCGTGAGCCGAGGGATCGTGGTGTCCATGATCGTTTCCCCGAGGTTCACGTCTTGAAATGCGTTGTCGAAATACGCCCGGACGGTCCGCGACGGGGAGGTGTGGAACACCATGTCCGCCGCGTCCAATCCCAAGAAAAAGACATCGAGGTTTTCAATCATGCGAGGCCGTCAACCCCGATGTTGCTGATTGTGTAAGAGCCTGCGCTATACGCCGCCGCCGTTTGGACTTTCAAGCGAGCAAACCGCGCAACTTTGTTTTGCACGTCTGCCGTATAGAGCCCGTTTCCGGCTGCGGTCATGGTCACCGCTGAGGTCCACCATGTCGTCCCGTTTTTAGAGAACTCCACGACCACCACCGGCTGAGTTGTAACCGTTGGAGCGCCCGTGAGGTCTATGTGGAAAGTAAGCGCCTTCAGGCCCTCCACAATGAATGGTGTTGTCGCACTGTTGAGCGTCGCGAGAACAAACGTGGAAGCCGCAAGTGTTGCCGAGTTGAACACGGTCGCAAACGGGTTCGTCGCGCTGTACGCGTCGCGGAATTGGCGGAGAAGCGGATAATTTCCGAACAATTCAAGCGTGGTGATTGTCACCGTGACGGTCGTGGAAGTGCCGCCAACCGAATGGAAGCACCAACGGCGACGGCCTGCCACCATAAGCGCCGGGGTCGATACGATCCCAGTTGCCGTGATGGGGTCGCCAACCCAGATGTCTTCGTAGTTGGTGCCGCCGCGAGACTCCTGAAGAATAGGAATCACCGAAGTGGCCGCTCCAAGCGTCAGCGCCGAGACGTTAATTTCCGCCGAGATAACCGCACCGCCGCCCTGAGCCGATGCAATGACGGTTCCGTTCACGCGGCCCGCGCCAGCGAACGCAACCGCCGAAACGTCGGTCTGCGTGACCGCGTTAGTCATCGAAATCCCGAGCGCCTTGTTTGTCGATCCGTTGGAAGCCGACATCAACGGCACGCTCGCCGCAATCTGTGAGAGCGATGTAACCGTTGCAAGCGTCGGCAGTACAGTAACTGCAACCGGCAAACTCTGAGCAACGTCACCGGCTGCGCGGGAGTTCGATCCAATGACTTCCGTGACGAAACGGTCATATTGGAACACGCGAGCGAAGTGAACGCGCAAGTCGGTGCGCTTAATGAACGTGCCTCCACAGTTGGTGGATGTGACGTCCGCGCCGGTTGGAGCGTAGCCGCTGACCGGAACCAACGTAAGCGTGGTCGTGTTGATGTTGTTGACCTGATAAACGCCATCGAGCCCGAGCGATGCTCCCGTGTTGGTGTCACGCACGCCGATGAGGTTCACGAGCTCCCCGATTAACGCGCCAGTCCATGTTGCCGATCCGATTACGGTGACAATGTTGGACGTGCGTGAAATTGACTGAGCGACAATCGTGGAGACGCCCTGTTGGACGTTGCCGCCGTTTACGCGGGAAACAAACCCACCGTAGGAGGTCGCCGTGACAGATGCGCCCCACGTCAGTGTGAACGTGTTTGCATCCACAACCGTGATTGCCGTGGCCGAGGTGACGTTGGCAAAGTTTGTGGTGTCTCGGCTTCCGTAAATGACAACCAAATCCGAGCTTGTAAGCCCGTGGTTTGTCACCGTGACGGTAGCCGTAGTGCTGCCAGCCTTTGATGCCGTGGAAATCTGCCCAACGGGGCGCGTCAATCCGGCATTCGAGTTCCCGCGCAACCGCCACTTATAGGTTGCCGTGGGGTTTGGAATAACCTGCTCGCGCTTGCGGATCTGACCTTGGACAGCAACGCCGTCCACCGTTTTGTTTAGCCACTGGATGTTGTCCGGATCGGCAATAAGCTCGAACTTGGTCGTCGGCTGGAATGCGTTGACGCCTTGAGCGTTGACCGCCTGCACCGATGCCGTGGATTGGGTCGTGTCGGAGTGGTTCCCGAGCACCGTACCGCCAGGCAATGCGTCGCCGCCTTCGCTGCGCACGTAAACCGAGGCGCTTGTTGCGGTGGCGTTTTCAAAGATAAGAGACGTGCCATCATTCGCACGCCCGAGACGCGAGCGAGCATACACGGTGCCAGAGGTGAACGGTCCAGCCGTCACGCTCGGAATGGTTCCAGCCGGTCCAGCCGTACAAGTGAACTGGTTGAGCGCCGGAGTGGAAGCCACCACAAGCGCCGGATAATTGAACCGAGGATCGACGCACCCGTCGATTGCGATTGTCTGCCCAGCTACAAGGCCGTGGTTGGCGGACGTTGTGACGGTGAGAGTCGTGGTAGCCTGCTGAATCGAGGAAATTGTTTTCGGCGTAAATGCCGTCTGGAGTGTGCCGGTATCGACAAACTCAACCGAAAACTCCTGCCCTAAGACGCGTTGAGACATCGAAAGCCCCAACGATGCGCGGTAAGGCATCGAGAATGTCGCGTTGTACTCAATGCGGCTTTCGGTGTTGGCCGATAACGGATCGAGCGACAAAGTGACGTAGTTTGCCGCCACGGCGTTTCCGTCCGCCATGAGGATGTCACCGGAGGCCAGCGATCCAATTACGGCAAAGTTGGCGAGCGAAATACATGCGTCCGCAATGGAGTTTGTGCCGTTGCGGCTGAACACCGGCAAACGCCCACCCGAAATGGTCGCGCCTGCTACCTTGTCAATCGAGGTGCTGAGGACACCGGACAGCTTCGAGAAGATGCCAGAAAGCCACCCGCGAATTCCGACGCCGCCCGTTAGTTGAGTGACGCCCGTGGAGTCGGTGCCTTCCTGCGCGATGGCTGAGCCCGCCGCGCTGGCGATTGTGGCAAGGGATGTGTTCCCAGTTCCTTGCGCGGCAGCCGTGGCAAAGCCGCCACTCTTGAGGTTTACGTCCAGAGCGCCCGCCGTGCTGGAAATAGCGTTGCCGCTACCGTCCATAAGCCAAGACGACGTAAGCAGGTTGGCCGCATTCGTGGACCAGACGCGAATGATTCGGCTGTTGTTCGTTGCAAGTAGCGCGAACGTAACGGTCGAAGAGCTTCCGGCTGCGTTGATGCGGATCGCTTGAACGCCTGCCGAAATTCCCTCGTAAGCGCCGTTTGTCGTGATGGATTGAGCCCGAGCGCCGCCCTGTAGAGGAGCCGAGGAAATTGCATCCCACCGGGAGCCGTCAATAGTGGCTTCCACGGTGCATGAGCCAGTAAGCCCTGCGATTACAACGCCAAAACCTGCGCGTCCAGAGAGCGTCAGAATCGAAGAGATTGCACCCGACGCAACGGTGCCAGAAATCGAAATGTTTGGAACGCCAGTGTTGACGTCCTGCGCACGGAGCTGCGCGTTGGTCAGCGCATTCGACGCCACAAGCGTGATGTTCGCCGCGCTCGGTGCGCCGCTCAAATCCGCCGCCGTGGTCTGGTTACGCCAAATAGTGCCGACAGAGAACGGAGAGCCGGTCACGTCGATGACCTGCGTCATGGTGATCGTATCGTTTACCGACGCGCCCGTGAACGCCGTCGTGCAAAGGTACGTTTCCACCACGAGTTCGCGGTCAACAGTCGATCCGCCGCCGCCGCCGCCAGAAGATCCAGCTGAGTTTATCTGTTCCATGTCTTAAAGTTTGTATCCTGCAATTTGTAAAGTGACCGGGGAGCCAGTGTCAGAAACGAACTTGGCAACATCGGCCTCCACTCTAGAAAGGTTGTAAATGCTGCCCGCTGACCAAGTGAATCCAAGAGAACCGGCGACGGGTGTCGTGCCGTTTACTGTAACGCGAACAGCCGCCCCCTCCACGCCGATTAAAAGGCGATCCGTGTTTACGTTTGCCGTTAAGCCTAACCCCGCAAGAGTTTGCGCGGTTGTTGAAACAGTCAATGCCTGATGCGCCTGCAATGGATTGGGGCGGGAGTTCATATTATTTCCCTGTGTTTTTTGTGCTGATTACAGTGTCTTTTTCCGGCTCATCCTGAGCAATTTCAGCGACACCTTGCCAAATAAGGCCCCGACCCGTGGCTGCATCCACTTCAACAATGGAGCCTTCTTTTGCAACTTCCCCAGAGATGAGAATTTGCCGAGTGATTTTGATTTTGAGCATAGTTTTTGAATGGTTAGGAGCGGCCCGAATCCCAAACGGGCCGCCCCTGTCGAACACGAACCCAACCCAAGGTTTACTGAGCGAAGACGAACGAAGCCGCCCGGCGAACAGCAAAGTCAAGATCCTGCATCAAAACGATCCGTATACGTCCAAGCGTGCTGTAGGTGTACGGGTCAACCGTCACTTCGAGGCCGCCCCACATACCAACGAGCAAGTCTTTGAAGTTTCCAAAGAAGATGTCTCCAGTCGTGATCTGATTGGTGATCTGAGTCGAGTAGCCGTTAACCGTTCCGCTGGCTTCCCAAATGGTATTTGAGTCGGTTGCGGTGCTGAGTCTGCGGGTCGTTTTGGCATACCCACGGAAAGCAGCGTTTGCAACGTAGCTCATGGAAGCAACGTCAGCATTCGCCAACGCAACGAGAGTTTCCATCTGAACCAATTCCGCAAAAGTAGGCTTCGCGGCAGTGGACAGCGTAACCGAGCCAATGCCCGACACGTTTTTGATTCCGGTCGGCTGGTTGCTCGAGCCGGTTCCGTAGAATCCAGCGGTGTCAATCACGCGGGCAAGCTGCTCGGCCAAATCATTGCGGACGAGAGCTTCGATTCCAACGCTCTGCTGCATGAGCATACGGCGAGTGATTTCCGCATAGTTCGTAACCGTCTTAGGACGGAGAGAAACGAGCCCGAAGTTGATTGCCTGACGAGCGCCTGCGCTGTCTTCCCCGACCCAAGTTGCGGTGGAAGCGTCGATCTGCTTGGGGATGTCGATGTTCCCAACCAGCCCGGAAAGCTCTTGAGACAAGCCCAAGAGAAGTGCCTTATTGCGAAGCACCTCGATAAACGAGCCGCTCAACAGTGTCGTGGGAATCACGTTCGCGCCGGTCGAAATGTACCCGGTGCCAGACTGAACCGAGATAATTTCATTGGCACGAGTTGCGCTCAAAAGCACATCTGTCGGAATAACGGTTCCGGTGACGCTGCGGTGCATTTTCGCAGAAGCAGCCGAGCAAGCCTCAAGCTCAAACTTTGCTTCCTCGTGCATTCGTTTTGCTTCGCCAGCCTCAGCGGCAAGCGCACGGAAAAGCTTGATGAAGCTGAAGCTCTTGGATTCGCGCTCGCTAAGGCCGATGGGCTTGGTGGCTTCGACCACGGCTTTGTTGCGAGTATTGATTTTTTCCAAAAGCGCGGTGCGAAAAGCTTCAACGGTTCCGCCATCACGGAGGAACTTGGAAGCAAACTCCTGCTCGCCGTACTGTTCGCCAGCGGCAAGAATGGTGTTCACACGCTCGCGCTCTGCATTTGCGCCTTCGCTGCGGAGGGCGTCGATATTGACTTTCGGCTCCTGAGAAGCCGCCTGAGAAGTAATGGTTGTTTCAGACATAGAATTGATTTTGTGAATGGTTTCGATTGAGCGACCAACGCCAACGGAAGTATCTGCGGGGCAACTGACTATAGAAACCTCATACGGTTCCCAATCTGTCACCAAGTAGGTTTCCTCGGCACCGTTTTGCTCCTGCCGTTTTATTGCTCTGATGCGATAGCCAACGGACACGTTGCGCAAGATTCCGTCCTGCACGTCTGCCCAAGTCGATTGAGCGCATTCCGAATTTCCAAACCGGACAACCGCCCGGCCCTTTCGGTCTGCGTCGACTTGAGCGGACTCAACCACGCCGATAACTTCGTCAGTGTCATGGTTCCACAGAAGCGGGCCGCCGCTGTTTAACCGCCTCAAGTCGCACGCGCCTGCGTCGTGGCTGAGGACTTCAAATTCGCCGGGCCACCGCTCAACGGGAGCCTCGGAAGAAAAGGAGAGTTCAATCGTGCGCTTTTCTTTGTCCACGGACATCACCGAGGCGTCGCGCCTGAGCGTCTGACCGAGAAGCGTTTGAAGATCCCTTTTCATTTGCCGCAAAATTAGTCGCCGGAAGCTGCCGGGTCTTGTGCGTTTTCTTCCGCCTTCTTTGGTTTTGCCTTGCCCGCTGCCGCTGCGTTTGCCTGCGGGCTGCCGGGGAGCGGTGCGGGCTCGATTTTGAGCCGCTTAAACTCCTCTTTGTCCCGTTGGATTTCTAAGTAAACGTCCTCGGGGTCGCGCCCGCTGTCTCGGATGATTGCGGACGCGCTCGTAAGGTTGAGCGCAAGCGCAATCTGGTTCGCGCTCATTTCGGCTTGCGGGTCAATCCAGCCCCAGCGACGGCCCTGCCATGAAACGGCTTTGTATTTGTCGAGCCGCTCGAATTTCAAAGGCTTGCCCGCCACTTGGAGTTTGCCTGACAAAAGCCCGATCTGAAGCCACCCCTCATAAACGGGCCAGCTCCAGCCGTCAATAAACCACTGCTGCAAGCCCTTCCACACCTCGCGCTCATCCAGCGCCCCCTGCCGAATGGAGCTGAAATTGACGCTTGTAAGGTCGTTGGCGAGATTGTTGTAAGACACGCCCAAGCCAGCGGCGATGCTGCGAAGCATTGCTTTGCAAAAGGGGTCGAAATCGCCCGAGGGAAACTGAGGATTGAACGGAATAAACTCCCGATTCCCAATGTCCTCAAAGACTCCGGGTTCGGCGTCCATCGTTATCGGCTCTTGGTCGTCCTCGTTGTTTGGGTCACGGAAAAAGCCCATTTTAGCCGCGCCGATTCTCGCATTCACAACCGCCGAATCTTCAAACCCGGCCAACATTCGCATCTTCCAAAGCGCCGTGCGCATCCACGGCAGGCCTCGTTTTTGGCCCACCATCTCGGGAATGAAGAGGTGAATAACGTCCTCGGCTGGAATGCGCTTGGCGCTCTTCCACGTCATTTGCACGTATCCGATTTGCCGCTCGTCGTACTCTTGGAAATAGTAAGCGACCGGCCTGCCTTCTGGCGTGAACTCGATCCCGTGCCGGATGTGGTTTCCATTTTGCAATGGCTCGAAGTGCTGAGGATGCACGAGCATTGGGTCGGCCAATTGCAGGCAGTAGCCGCCCAGCGACTTGTCGCCCCGCACCTTAATTGCAAAAACCTCGCCGTCTTTTGCCACCGTTCGAATCACGAGCCGCTCCACCATTGCGCGGCTCATGGTGCCCGTGATTTCAAACGTGCCCTTTTTGCTGAAGAGGTCAAAAGCTTCTTCGATAGCTTTCGAGGCCAGCGTGTCCGGTGTGCCGCTCGGGTCTTTGATCCCGGCCTGCAATTCAACGCCGTTTGGCCCGATTACATTGTCCACGCATAGCTGAAGAAACTTGCGGGCATGGTCATTGTTCTCGCTTTGCTCTCGTGAACGGGCCACGAGCGTGCGCCAATTGTGATAGATAAGAGCGTCGGCAGTCGTCGGCCACGTTGCCCAATTTTGTTCAAGCCTGCCGGTGCCTGCCGCCTGTTGGAGCATCCCGTTTGACGTCATCATGCGGGCCGCACGCGCTGCTGGATTGACGCCGCGCTTTGCTGTTTGTGGCTCCTTGGCTCCGCCGAATAGTTTTGAAAGGAAGCCCATACTTAGAAAGTTGTCTCAATACGCGGCCCGAGCCCGTAAATCCCTTTTGCCTTGCGGTTTTCAGACTGCAAACGGCTTCTCCAGTATTTGAGCATCGAAAGAATTTCCGCCGTGGAATACCGCTCAAGCTCGCGGTTGTTTATCTTGTACTTTTTCACCATGTCGGACGCGTTGCCCGCCATCATGGCTTCCAAGTTGTCTACCGTTTGCTGGATCTGGGAGCGCACGTCAGTTCCAGACGACAGGCTGCCAACGCTCGCCACTAGCTGAAACTTGCCTTGGACAGCAAGACTTTTGGAGCCGTCTGCAAATGTCACCCACGCTTCGTAGCCGTACCCGCCCACCGCCCACGTTGTCGTGTCCGCTTTAATCACCCAAACGGTCGCCTGCGTGCCCGTGGCAGGGTCCAATTGTAATTCGCTCTCCAAAACTCCCGCAACCGTGTGCGTGGCTGCACCGCCAAACACGCCAGAAACGCTCACTGCATCGCGTGCGGTGATGTTCAGCCGGAAGGTTTCGCCTTTGGTTAAATTCGCCATGAGTTTACAAAACCGCCGCGCCTTCGTGGCCGAGGTGTTTGCCGCCTACTCTCGCGGGCTGCCCGAGCTTCGTCTTGTGCGTTTTCTTCCGGCTCACTTTTGGCCGGTGGGATAAACTCAACCGATGGCTCCTCTTTTGCTGCCTCCACGGGCTCCGGGGGCGTTGGCTTAACTTCGTGCGTCATGCGTTTGGCCTGTTGTTTGATCCGGTAGGCGATTTTGTCCAGTTGGGGGCG